TAGGAAGAAAAACTGTTTTAACCGATGAACTGTTTAAAGAAATTAAGCAATCTATATTAGATGGCAATGACTTAAGAAAAACGGCTAGTGTTTGCGATGTTAATGAAGGAACTCTTTATGTTTGGCACAGTGATAATTACTTAAATATTGCTGATAAGGTTGAGGGATGGAAGAGAGATAGGAAACTATTACTTGCTGAAATGAACCTTGAAGCTATTATGTGTTTAGGTGTAACTGATAAAGACTCTGTTAAAGTAGTAGCTGATGTAAGTAAATTTGTAGCTGAAACTCTTGGTAAGAAAAGTTATAGCAAGAGAACAGAACTAACCGGTGAAGACGGTAAAGATATAATGGTTAAATTTTATAATCAAGATGACCGAAATAACAATCCCGTGGCAACCACAACCTAAACAGTTAGACTTTCTAAGAGCTTGCGGATTATCTCATCCTTTTGAAGATGGTTATGATAACATCCCTATTGCTGATTGTCTTGGATACGGTGGAGCCGCTGGAGGAGGAAAGAGTGACGCTTTATTGTTGGTTGGCATAATTGGAGCTTTAACATTCAAAGGATGTAAGATAGGTTATTTTAGAAGAGAGTTCCCGCAACTTGACGGACCCGGTGGAGCAATTATGAGAGCGCAAGAATTAATAAGCAGAAAGTTAGCCGAATGGAACGGAAGTCAAAGAAGATTTACATTTCCTAATGGTTCGATACTCCAGTTCTGTCATTGTCAGAAAGAGTCAGATGTATTCAACTACCAGTCACAGCAGTTTGATATATTATTATTTGATGAAGTCACTCAGTTTACTAGATTCCAAGTTAGATACCTTTTAACTAGAAACCGTGCCACAGTCAAAGATGTTAAACCTTTTGCGGCAATGGCTACTAACCCAGGCAACCTTGGACATATCTGGTTTAAGAATGAGTATGTAGATATTGGAAGTCCAGAAGAACCCCACGATGTTGAGATTGAACCTGGGAGATTTGAAACCCATATCTTTATACCGTCTAAGTTAGCAGATAATAAGATATTAGAAGAACGTGACCCAGGATATAGAAGAAAGTTAGAGAATCAAGATGACAATACTCGTAAGATGTTACTAGATGGTGACTGGGACGTATTTGAAGGACAATATTTTCACGAATGGAATAGAGATATTCACACTATTAAACCATTTGAGATACCAAAGCATTATAAGAAATTGATTTGTGGAGATTATGGATACTCTAAGCCATCGGCTATTTACTGGTGTGCTATAGATGAAGATGGTGTGTTCTATGTTTACAGGGAGCTTTACGTCACTAAGTTTACTTACAAGGATTTAGCTAAAGAGATTATTTCCTTAACTCCTGATAACGAGAAGATAGACTATTGGGTATTTGACCCAGCTATCTGGTCGGTGAAGGGTGAAGCAAGTATATCAGGAGCTCAGATGATGGAAGATACTTACAAGGAAGTTACCAAGAAGACTTTGAATTTAAAGAAAGCAAATAACGATAGATTATCTGGTTGGAACTTAATAAGACAATACTTAAAACCATTCTCAAGAGGTGATGGACTAATCGCTAACCTACAAGTATTCACTACTTGCCCGAACCTAATCAGGACTTTACCGTCAATGATTTATGACAAGACTAAGATTGAAGACTTAAATAGTGATGGTGAAGACCACGCTCCTGACTCAATCCGTTATGGCATAATGTCTAAGCCAACCAATGCCATAGATTACGAACAGAAACAGAAACAAGAATTATTAAAGCAGTTTGATTCACGTAAAAAGAATGTTAAAGGGCAATACTTTACAGGAATAGCCCGAAGATAATATATGTCAAAAGTAGACGCAAAACCAAAAATAGTTGAAACTTACATTCCTACTGAAGAAGAGGCTGATGCTCAAACTCAAGTCTTGAAAGATTTCATTACAGGGAGAACTGTTCTTCAGAAGTCTTATAATCAGTTCAATGGACGAACTCTTTATGATGTTATAGATGACTGGACTAAGCGTTGGAATGGCTATTTAGTATTACCTGACATTCTTAGCGACAATCCTCAATCAAGTATCTTCTTAAACTTTACACGCAATGCTATTGTAGCTTGGTTGTCTAAGGTAGCAATGGATACTCCTACTGCTAATATAGTAGCAACTAATCGAAAGTCTGGGAGTAACAGTAAAAGAATGGCTGAGATATTTAAGGATATGCTTAAGTATTCTCGTAATAATGAGAATTACTCACAGAAGTTCTTAGCTCTTGCTCTTGAAGTTATTACTAAAGGAACAGGTATAGTTTACGAAGGATACGCTAAGACTACCCAAGAGATGAAAGTTCCTGATGGTTTTGATATGGAAACAGGCAAGGGAAAGTTTAAGAAAGAAAAGAAAACTATCTTTGACGATTGCTTTCAAAAGATTGTTCCGATTGAAGACTTCTATATTGCTAATCCTTATCAACCAGACGTTCAGAAACAACCTTTTATTATTTGGAGAGAGATTACAACCTATGAAGAAGCTAAGAGCGAATATGGACATTATGATAACTTTGATTATGTCAAAGAAGGTGCTTATGCTTTAACAACAGAACCAACAACCTTTTATCGTAATAAGCTACAGACAGAACTTGCTTCTAATCAAGTAGAGATTTTAAAATATTTTAACCGTTCTAAGAACTTACATATTGTAACAGTCAATGGAGTCGTTCTTTATAATGGACCGATACCATTCAAAGATGGTAAATATCCGTTTGCTAAAGGAATCTTTGAACCTTATGGTAATGATTTCTTCTGGGGTTATGGTTTTCCTAACAAAGTAATGGGAGAGCAAGACCTTGCCAATGTATTCTTTAATATGATGGTTGATAAGACTACTGGTTCTTTACTCCCTTATGGACTTAGTTCAGACTTAGACGATTTGATTGAAGATGATGTATTAGCTCCTAACAAGATTCGTAAGGTTTCAGATATTAATAAATGGAAGTTTGACACTTTGCCTTCAGTAAACGCTGCGGAACAAGCAATGCTTCAAACTACTATTGGTTTCTTAAAAGAAAACTCGGGTGACCTAATCGGAGCAGGAACAGCCTCAAGCCCTAAGGGAGGTAAGTTACAAGTTCGTCAGGTTATGCTTCGTCAGCAGGAAGCAATGCAGAAGTTAGGCTTCTCAATGAACTTCTTAGAGGACTTTGAACACGATGCTACTGAACTTAGATTAGCTCACTTATTACAGTTCTACTCTATCCCTAAAATAGAGAAGATTACTGGGCGAGGCGGTAAAGAAATTGAACAGTTACTTTATAGGGATATTCAATTACATAATGTTAAATTAAGTAGTGGAGAAACTGGTGACCGTATCATTAAGTTAGTAGGCGAAGAATCTAAAGGTGAAGAACAGAAGAATAAGATTGCTGATGAACTCTCAATAATGGAAGAAAAAGGTTATCACCAAGGAATCCCAACTGAAGCTCTAGCAATTAGTATTGACACCTTTATGGACTATAACTACGAAGTCCAAGTAGTTAAGAATAGTTCTTATGAGAAGAATGAGATATTAGACCAAGCAAGCAGACAGGAGTACGCAAATTGGCGTTTGTCTATGATGCAGTACGGAGTTCAAGTCGATGCTGATGAATTGGTTAAATATGTTGACGAAGCCTATGATATTGATTCTGAAAGATTTACACCTAAACAGCAACCAAATCAACAAGGACAACCAAATATGCCAGGACAAGACCAAAATGCTCAAGGCGGGGCTCCTGTGGCTCCAGGACAGACACCACCAGCTAACCCAGCAATGGCAGGAATTAAGCAAATGACTAAGATGCCTCAAATGGCAGGTGAAATGTAAACTATATGGTAGATGATATTAAAAAGGTGAACAAGGAATTGGCAAAACTAATGAGGTGTGACCCACTACCAGTCTTTGAGAAACCTACTAAAGAAGATGAGTATGAAATGAAAGTAGGGTTAGCTCAAGTGTATGCCAATAGAGGATTTAGGATGTATATGTCTTTCGCCATCAATCAGCAAAAGGAAGCAACATTGAGAGCAGAGAATATGAATGATGTATTTTATATAAAGGGAAGAATCTTAACTTTAAAAGAATTATTAAATAAGAGTAAAACTGAGTTTGAGAAAATCCAGTTGCTCAAGAAGCAAAATGAAAAAATCAACAAAAGCTAAAAAACCTATATCAAAGAAAGCATCGAAGAAAGCTTCTCCTAAAAAGGCTGTAAAGAAATCAGCAGGAGGAACAAGAGGAGCTGGAGGTGACAAGAGTAATACCAAGACGGCAAGTAATACAAAAACTTCTACTGTTGCTAATCCTCATACGTCAACTAGCACAGAAGCTTATACCCAAGGTAATGTAACTGTTACAGGTGGAGCAGGTGCGGGTGCTACTTACGTTACAATAGGAGCCGCACTAGCTAAACCAGAAGCAAAGACTGGCACATCTAAGGTTGGCACAGATAAGAAGTTCGAAGCCGCTCGAAAAAAGATGTATGGATTAAAAAAATAATATTAATAATAAAAAGTATGGCTATTAAAAAAGCAGGGAAAAAAGCAGTGAAAGTAGCTCCTAAGAAAGCTAACCCTAAAGTCTTAAAAAAGACTGACACAAAGAAAGTAGTTAAACCACCAGTTAAAGTTCCTAAAGGTGCTGCCAAACCAGCAAAATCATTCGGTAATGATAAGACAGGCGGAATGACTGGTGCTCCATCTAAACCAGGTTTATGGAAAGGTGCTTCTTATGAGAAGGCTCGTAAAAGTGTATTCGGTTTAAAATAGTGGATTATTAGATTATCTCTTATGGAATCCTAAAGAGATAATTTATAAAGTTCATTAATTAATAATTCGCACCCGGTGTTGCGTAATACATCGTTAACAATATGAAAAATGAATTAGAAAAAATCCTCGAGGAAACGGAGAAGACAACTCCTATCGCCCCGTTAGAGAAAACTCAAGATGAGTTAGCTCAAGAAGAAAAAAATAACGAAGCTCTTAAGAAAGAAGAAGAATTAGTCAATCTCAACAAAGCTATCACCGAAGCTCAAACTAGTCTTAAATCTATTAGAGATGAGAAGAAGCGTGCTAAAGGTGAAATAGTAGAAGATGATTTACCAAAAATTGATATGGAAGACCCTAGCTCTAAAGCCTGGGATAAACATATTAATGAAAGTATTAATCCATTACAAGCTGAGGTTGATAAAGGTAAAGAAGAACGTAGAAATTACGCTTTATCTATATTCTTAAAAGATAAGCCAAGTCTTTCTAAGAATCCTGAGAAAGTCAAAGAACTAATTGCTACTTATGAAAAAATAAGAACAGCTAGTGAAATGACTACTGAAGGAATATCTTTAGACCTAGACAAAGCTTATGGTGCTGTCTTTCACGAAGAGCTTATCGATGCCGCTAGAAACAGACAAGTAAGTGGAGCGAAGGCTGATGCTTTATTTGCTGATATAGCAGTATCTCGTGGTGCTACATCATATACCGTTGAGAAAGAGAAGAACCCTATCCTTGATGAAGAGTCCAAGCGGATTCTCGCTAAATGGGGTATGACTCCAGAAGAATGGACAGATGATTATAAAAACCACAAGGCTTAAAAATTAACTTACAAAAAAATGGCTGCAATTTTATACGGAGCAGTTTTGGCAAAAAGCCCTACTAAAGAAGACAATTATTCTTACGATGTTATCGGAAAGAATAGTGAAGTTTTCACAATAGGTGATATTGTCACTATTGACTCTTCTGATGGTTTAAAGGTTGTAGGTGATGAAGTAGCGGTTTTTGGTATTATTGCCAAAACTGTAACAATGGCGACAGATAATGAAACTGTTGCTAAAGTTACTCCTGCTGTTCAACCTATCGACCAAGATTATGAGTATTTAATGGGAACTAACTCGGATTTAGCCGTGTTGACCGCTCCTGGTGATACTTATGAAGTAACTGGCACCACTGGTGCTATGCAAGTAGATGTTAGTGAAGGTATCGTAGCACCAAGTGCTGGTGGGGTAGTAATGATTACTAAAGTCGACCCATTAGCTATTGGTGGCACAGGTTCAGGTTCAGGCTTGAGACAGTGCTTAGTCAAGTTCGTTAAAGTAATGAACAGCAAGACTGCTTAATAAAATAAATATAAACATATGGCAGATTTACAAAAATTATTTGACCTTGCTGACCCTAGAATTCGTAAAATTTGGGACGAAAAAACAACTCAGCTTTCTACTAAACTAGAATACGCTGATTATGGATTGACTGATTACACAGCCGAAATCCTAGACACCCAATTCGAGAATTTCACAGGTTTAGGCATTGCTCAACAGACTGGTGAAAAAGAGCCTTATCACAGAGAAGATATTGCTCAAGCTAAAAAGGTAACAATCACTCCTATTAAGTTTACAGAAGCGATTACAATTACCGAAGAAATGCTACGCTTCAATTTATGGCCAAAAATTAATAACTTGGTCAGTGCAGTAGCTAATTCTCTAAATGCTCGTATCAATACGGACGCTGCTAAACTCTTTTATTTAGGTTTTGGCACAACATTCTTCACAGGTGGTGATAATGTAGCTTTATATAGTGCTGTTCATCCTATGGTTGACGGTTCTACTCAAAGCAATACTTTAGGTGCTATCCCTCTTACTTACGACAATCTTAAGACTGCGGTGCAGATGATGGACCGTATGTATGACGATAAAGGCATTCAGTTATTACCTTGTTCTAAGCTTCGTTTAATCGTTGCTCGTGAGAACAAAGAAAAAGCTGAAGAAGTATTACGTTCTATTGGTAACCCAGATAGTGCTAATCGTGTAAACAATGTCTTTGACAATGCTCAAGGTTACATTGATTACAAAGTTGCTAACTGGATTCCATTAGGTTACCCTAAATATTGGTTCGTAATCGATATGGAAAGAGCTGCTTCAATGGCTTATATGGTATGGGGTTGGAGACCAAAGTTTGATGACGATAAAGTCGTTAATAACGGAACTAAGATTTACACTGGTTCAGTTATGTTCAGACCTGGTTTTCAGTCTTTCCAATGGACTGTTGGGAGCGCAAGTTTAACCTAGTAATTTAGTCATAGGTTTTAGGGGTCATCCTCTGAATAAGAAAAACCCCTATTAAATTAATTATAAAAGTTTATTGGTTCTTCAAAAATCCATTCTTAGCCCAAGTGGGTTGAGATAGGTTCATAATGTGATTCTATCTCAGCTCACTAAGGTTAATCGTTAATTCGCTTAATTATAAAAATTTATGTATCAAGGAAAAAAACAATATAGCAACAACAACATAACAAACTTCCAAAACGGTATTTCTAGTTTTGGTTCAAACTGCGTTACCTCAGCTCCTGGTTTGGGAGTATCTGGTGGCGGCGCAGGCGCTTACAGCGCAGGTCTTGCTTCCGGATATGCACTTTTCTCTGGAACAACTACTACTATCACCAATAATGGAACAACTGTTGTTTCTACTGGTAATGCAGGTGGAACATCTCTTGTTAATCCAACCTATGTGTCGTTTACAACTGGTTCTAATTTAGGAACAACTGGTCAGGTAGCAGCGTTAGCAAACGTAGCAACACTTTACACACAGCTTAATGCATTAAGCACAAACGCAGCCGCTATTGATATTTCAGGTTTCGCTTCTGCTTTAGACGCTTGGAATCCAACAGGTGCAGGTCTTGGAGTATTCGTTCCAGGTATTTACACAACAGCTTCAAGTCTTGGAGTAACAGCCACAAAGAATATTACATTAAGTGGTGCTGGTGATTATGTATTCATTACAACTGGCGGCCACATCGTCTTTGGTGCTAACGACAACATCATCCTAACTAACGGAGCTACAGCAGGCAGAGTTTGGTTTGTATCATCTAATTACATCACTACTGGTGCAAATGATAATTTAGCAGGAAACTTCATTAATGCAGGAGCAACAGCTATTACAATCGGTTCAACAAATACTCTTCAAGGAAGACTTTTGAATGCTGGCGCTGGCACAATCGTGATAGACGGAACATCAACAACATTTCAATTACCATTATTTGGTTCTGGTTCAGCTTTAGCCGCTTCAACTAATACTTTTGGTGTTAGAGTAAACGACATTCTTGGAGTACGAGTTGCTCCAGTAAATATGCCATCACTTGCCACAGCAACAGATATGAACGGTGTAGTAGTTGGAACATTAGACTTTAATGACGGCACAGTTTCTACAACTACTAAATGTTGCAGAATGTTTACGTTCTTATGTGACGTGAATCCATTAAATGGCGCGACTACTCTTTCAGTAGTAGCCGGTAATACTTTTCCAAAAAATCGTCCAGTTAATATTACAACTGATATTAATTTCGGTGATAGCACAAAAGCTATTGTCGGTTATGCATACGTTAAGAATGAATCGTCTGCAGTATTTACTCCAGGCACTACATTGCTAAACTCTACAGGTGTTACATTTTCAATCGGTGACGCTTTCGGATATCCTATCTTCTAATCGAATCTTTACTCTGCTCCTCTTAATCGGGGAGCAGGAATGAATATTTAATTATTAATTATAAAAAAAATATGTCGGTACAGTACACCACATCAATAAATGCCTTTACAGGCAAAGAGAATGACTACTCTGGTATTACTACCTCAGTAGCAAACACCGCTGGCTTAGTCCACGACTTAAGCAAGCGTCAATTAAAATCAATCCAATTCACTTGTGCTAATCACACATCAGGAAATGGTGCTTTCGGTATCGAAGTTTCTAATGACGGTATCAACTGGGTTGTTTACAATCGTTTAGTTACTAATGTCGCTAATACAAATGCCCAAACAGACATAAGAACTGCCGCTCCTACTTTAAGCACTAATACTTCTGCTATTTATTTCTTTCCCCAGGACGACTTATTTAGATATATGAGAGTATTTTGTGCTGCTACTACTGACGGAACTTATTACGCCCAAATCCAAAATGCTGGCTAATTAACTAATATTTTTAATATGACCTTACAAGAAGTAAAGCAAATTATTTTAAAAAGTGAATTACCTACAAAGCAAGACTTACTATCTATTCCTTTAAGCACTCTTCGTAATTTAGATATTAGAACTCCGGAGCAAGCAAATTTAGTTCAAGAAGTATTTGATGAGAAGATGTCCCAACTTCCACCTGAAAATGCTGTTAATATCAATGATATCTTAATCAAAATGGATAGAGAAAAGAGAATGACTCCTGAACTTGAAGCAAAGTATCAAAAACAGATTGATGAACGCCTAGCTAAAGTCGCTATTGTTCCTAAAATTGATACTGATATTAAAAAAGCTTCTAAAGAACTAGAAACTATTAAAGAGGAAATTAAAGCTATTGTGGTTAATGAAGTTAAAACAGATGTAAAGAAACCATTCTGCTCACAGTGTTCGAGTCGTGGAATAAGACACCTTAAAACTTGCCCAACTCTTAAAAAATAATTTTACTTAGATGTTACAAAGACCAAAAATATTATTGAGAACTGGGAGAATAAGCCAACCTCTACGAATCCCTATTATTGACTTGATAGTTGATGCTAATTCAACTATTCTTTCGGCTGATATGGCTTCCGCTTCTGCTACTTTAACTGTAAAGAATATTACAGGTCTTGCTGTTAACCAAATTCTGCTTATAGGAGAGGCTGGTAACTTTGGTAGTGAGATTATAAAGACTCACGGTTCAACTGCTCCTACAGGCTCAACAGTTACCTTAGCGTCAAACACAGTATTCCCTCACTCATCTTCTACTACTGTCAGGGTTTTAAACTTTGACCAAGTAGAGATTTCAACAAGCCCTACTGCTACAGGGACTAAAACGGTCTTAATAACTGCTACTATTGTGGCTGATAACGACGAAACTAATTATAATGATTTAGTAACTGCTTCTGGCTTCTATTTCGCAAGATTTAAGAACTCTATTACCGCAACTTTCAGCCCTTATTCAGACCCAGCACCTTTTAATGGTTATACAATCTCTTCTGCTCGTTCGATTATTGACTCGGCACTAGGAATGCTTAATAAAAAAACATCTGAAATATTAACAGATGAATTTTGTTTTCAAGAAATAGATAATTGTCAAATGGAATGCTTAAGAGAGTTTAAGCGTTGGTCTTTTATGCAAGCTTTTGATGTTATCATTGGTAATGCTACTACAGGAACAGCTAAGATAGCTTTACCTATCGACTGTGACGACCAAAATACTACCAAATCTATTTATAACTTTAGAATAGGGAAAAATGACCCTATGATTTGGATTGACAAAGAAGAATGGGATTATGTAACAGACTGTACTGCCTATTCAACTCTTGCTTCTGCTATAAACTTGACTGATGTCACCATTACATTGACAGATAGTGGAGATTTTGACGATGCTGGAACTGTTTTAATCGGAGCTAATCAAATTTCTTACACCGCTAATGACAGAACAACTAATGTTCTAACAATTGTAGCTTCTACTGTTACTGGAACTATAGGACAAGATGCCTTCCAGGGGGCTTCTATGGGGTCACCTTTCTACTTTACTGTATGGGGTGGCTACTTACACCATTGGCCAGTTACATCAGACGTTTATAACAACCGTAACTACTATCTAGACTACTATAAATCCCTAGTTCCTATCCAACACGATAGCGATAATGTAGTTTTACCAGACCCAACAGTTGTTCAATACTTCTTAGCCTGGAAAATGCTTTTAAAACTTCACGGTGGCGGTTCTGATAATGGAACGAGTTCAAGCGGAACTAAAGATATGTATACTAATTATTTGGCTAGACGTGAGAAAATGAAGCAAAAAGAAAGTTTAAATCGCAATTTTATTTTAAATCCTGCGGTTGATACTGGTTATCCTTATTAATTTTAAAAAATATGTCATTGATAAATAGACGCAGAAGAATAACTGATACAAGACTTTACCCTTTTGAGGTAGCAGGTCCACAAGGTCCTATCGGTCCTCAAGGTATCCAGGGTGTTCAGGGTGTTCAAGGTGGAACAGGAACCACTGGTCCTATTGGTTTAACAGGTAATGCCGCAACTCTTGATATCGGAGCAACAGTAACTACTGCCCCAGGAACTTCTGCTACAGTAACGAACGTCGGGAATACTCACGCCGCTATTTTCCAATTCTCAATTCCTCAAGGTGCTAGCGGAGAAAAAGGAGATACTGGTGATACAGGAACTCCTGGTTCTCAAGGTATTCAAGGAGAAGACGCTACCGTAACCGCTGGAACTACTACAACAGGAGTTGCTGGTTCTAATGCTACTGTAGTTAATTCAGGAACTGTTTATCACGCTATTTTAGACTTTACTATCCCTAGAGGAAATACAGGAGGGCAAGGAATACAGGGTATTCAAGGAATTAAGGGTGATAAAGGAGACCCTGGCTTAGGTTCTGGTGATGTAATTGGTCCAGCTTCGGCGACTAATGGCAATATTGCAATATTTGACACAACAACTGGAAAACTTATAAAGGATAGTGGTCACGCTTTAAGCGAATATCAACTGGCTTTAACAAATCCAATCACAGGCACAGGAACTACCAACGAACTTGCATATTGGGCAAGTTCTTCAACGCAAGGAACTTTGCCAGTTGCCACTTACCCAAGTTTAACAGAGTTGGTATATGTTAAAGGTGTTACATCTGGTATTCAAAGTCAGATAAACGGAAAGCAAGCTAGTGGTTCTTACGAAGTAACTACAAATAAAGCCACAACTTTCGGAACAATAAATGATACTTTGTATCCTTCAGTTAAGGCAGTAAATGATGCCATAACTTCAGCAGTAGTAGGATTACTTGATTACAGAGGTTCTTATGACGCTTCAACTAACTTATTCCCAGCTACAGGCGGTTCGGGAATCGCTGGAGCAGTTTTGAAAGGTGACTTTTGGATTATCTCAGTTACAGGAACTTTAGGAACTAGTGTTGTTTCAGTTGGTGATTTAGTTATTTCCTTACAAGATACTCCAGCTCAAACTGCTGCTAATTGGGATATTATTGAATATGGTTTAAGTTATGTTCCAGAAAACGCAGCGAATAAAGAAAATACAACGATAGATACTTCTACGACTAAATACCCAACAGTTAATCTTTTAAAAACTGGACTTGACACTAAAGCATATAAAACTGTTTTAACTGTTGGTTTTTCTAACGCTGATTATATTTGCGATGGGACAGCCGACAACGTTCAAATACAAGCAGCGATTGACGATTTGAATACGGCTGGTGGTGGAGTAATTTTAATAAAAACCGGAACATATAATTTATCAGATAGAGTAAATTTTAATAATAATATACATATTACCGGAGAAGGTGAAACTACTATTATCAATTTAGTGGCCGATTTAAATAATGAAGGTGCTTTTGAGTCTAACCAAAAATCAGATATTTCCATAGAAAATTTAAAAATATCTTATACT